GTAGTCAGCCATGGACTATCAGTCCAGCGTCAGGTCGAGAGAGCCGGCGTTGAAGCGCAGCACGTCGCCGCTGTCGATCGTCTTGGACGTGTCGAGGTTGGCGAAGGCCAGCATGTTGCCGGAGGTGGAGGCGTCGAAGATCGCTGCCGCGACCACCGTACCCCAGGAGCCCGTCGCCGTCGGGAACTCGATCGCGGCGCTGTTCGTCGCCTCGGTGGGCGCAGTGCCGGAGACCGTGAAGGTCGCCGCCTGGCGCGCGTAGGAGCCACCAGACACCTCAGTGCCGCCACCGCCTTCGCCAGGCGCCACCGTGTAGAGGGCGATGTACCACGACGTCGGGCGCGTTGCGCTTCCGGTCGTCAGCAGCCATGTCAGGACAAGGTTTTCACCGTAGTTTGAAAAGCCAGCCATTAGTAGAACCTCCTGGTGCGAGCCACCAACGGAGAGCCGCTGGTGAGCGATTTCTGGGCTTCATCATTGAGCGCCTGCACGCGCCCGCTGTAGAACGAACCAAACACAGGAATGCGCTGATCGTCCACAAGAAAAGGCGCGGCATGCGTCAGCGCGCCATAGAGGTAAACATCCGGCGCCTTGGTCAGCAGCCAGTTGGTCGTGTTGCTGTCGGAAAGGGCCGGGATCTTCCCGTAGTAAATCATCTCGATGTCAACGTCGTCAGACGGCGACGGCACGAGCTCGATCGCGCCATTCATGAGCGAGTAGGCGGCGACGCGCTCATAGCGCCGCTCCTTCACGATGATGTCGGCCTCGTCCAGCGTCACAAAACGCAGGGGGCTCGTACCGTCGACGATCTGCAGGTTGATGGCTTCAAGCCAATCGCTGGGCAGCTGCACGAACTCGTTGTCGCTCGTCGCCTCGGCGCGAACGATCTGCTCTCGGCAGCGCAGTCGCGTGTTCAGATCTGCCTCGCAGAACTGAATAAACATCGGGATCTGCGCCGTCAGATCCTGACGGTTCAGATAGTCCGCGATCGAGCTCTGGAGCGTCGCGTAATTCGTGATCGTCGCCATCAGCTTTTCATCCAGCTCGTTCTAAAAGGTTGCGCCTCTTCGCTCGAAAGCCACTTACGCATAGCGGGCCGATCGTCGAGGATGCCCCTCTGCTTGAGATCCAGATAGACCATCATCGGAAGGCTCGCGACCTTCACCATGTCGCCGCTCTTCTGCGTGCGAGAGGTCTCGTTCATCTCGGCCCTGGCGCGCTCTGCAATAGTGTCGATCTCGCAGGTGGTCTCGAACACCAGCTTCTGATCAGACGTTATGTGCATTTTCTGCAGCGTTCCGGTCAGGCTGTCGTAAGCCAGGTTGAACGAAGCAGGAGCGTATTCGTCAGCCATTTGCGTTTCCTACACAAGCTGGAGGGCGCCTCGCGGCGCCCTCCTTCTCTTATCACGACGGGATAAGGTTTGCGATAACCGCGTGAGCCTTTTGGCTCTTAATACGCAGGCCGTATTCCACGACCATTTCCTTCTTGTCGCTGTCGCCGGTCTTGGCGATGTCGAAAGTGCGGAACGGACGCAGGTAGGCCACGGACGCGTATTCCGGGTCCAACACGAAGGCAAAGTTTCCGGGTTGGAACCTATTCGGGACTATCGCCACTTCGCCGAAATCACTTAAATAGACATCAGCCGTGGCGACAATCGCGACCGGCTTCACCTGGTTGTAGGTGACGCGGTTCGGCGCGATGCCGACGAAGGAAGACGCGACGGTCTTGTTGTAGGCGTTCACCATGAACACCTTCGGATCGCCACCCTCGGTCCAGACTTGCTGGATCGCGGTCTTCAGCATGGTTTCCGTCAGCGCCACGTCGGTCGAGGTCGAAAGACCCGTCCAGGCGGTGTCGGGATAGCCGTTGCCATTGGCGCCAGACATCGCGGACACAGTCGCCGCATTGGCCTGGTAGTTGTAGAGCAGCCAGGTCGGCAGACCGGCAGTCTTGCGCGCCGTGCTGTTGTTGCCAGCCACGCCAGCTTGGTTGCTGAGGAGGATGGCTTCCATGTCGCGCTTCAGCTCTTTCGCCTTTTTCGCGGTCTCGTAAGCCATTAGGGTGCGCATCCCTGCGGTGTTCACCGCATCGGCCGTGCCAGACACAGAGACCACCTTCTTGGAGATCTGCGTGTAGTTGGCAACGCGCACCGTCGCCACGAAATCGGCGTCGCCGGCGTCAGCGCCTTCAATCACCGCGTTCGTGGTGTCAGCCGCGGACAGCTCGTCCGTCTGCCACTCGAAGTAGGTGTTCTCGGCCGTGTCGCGCCCGACGTTGGACATGAAGGGCGTGTCGACGGGGCTGATGTCGTAGATGATGTTCGACAGGTCTTCGCGGATCGCGTTGACGTTGTCGTAGGTTGTCGCTTTGGTAACCGCGGTCATAGCGGGTTATCTCCTGTTATCGAGTAGACCGAATAGCCGCGCCGCATCTTCGGCACGACCGCTTGCTTTGAGACGCTGTCTCATTCGCTGGACGTCGGTCGCCTGTTTCGGAGAGGAAGCATTCGACCCGGCCCTCATTGGCTTCGGTCCTTGGCCCTGCGTGGGCTTTGGCCGGTTAGCCATAAGAGCGTCGTATCGACGCGCCTTTTCAAGCACTAGAACCGCTCGAGGGTCATACGCTTGCGCCAATTCTTCTTCTGAATAGCCGATCGTCTGGCCATACTCGCGAAGGTTATTGCGCGCCGCGTTCCACTTAGCCTGGTCCTTCCACTCCGGCATCTTCTCGAGCAGGAACTGACGTCCCTCCTCGACCTGCTGCCGTAGCGCGGCTTGCTCCTGATGAGAGGCAATTGCGGCCAGACGTTCCTGCTCGGCTCTCGTCGCGGCCAGGCGCTCCCTATAGTCGCGCCACTGCTTCTCAACAATCGGGAAATTGAGAGGATCCTCTCGGTGCAGCTGTTCCCAGTTAGGCTCCTGCGGCTGCATCTGCTCGAGCTGCTGCCTTAGAGCCCCCAGGAGTTGGCCGTACTGAGCCCGCTCCACTTCCACTTGCTGGCGATCCGCTTGAAATGCCACAGCCTCATCACGAAGCCGCTGCATCTTCCGCGAATAATCGGACTGCCTCTGGTAGCCGTCTAAAGCTTCCTTCAGCGTGACTTGCTGGGTCTTGCCGTCGATCTTGACGGTGACCAGCGTGTCAGGCTTCAGGCCGCCCTCGGCCTCCCCTTCAGTGTCCTCGACTTCCCCAGAACCCTCACCCTCAGATGACGCGGATTGATCCGCTGCCTCGTCACCCTCGGGCATAGTCTCATCGCCCAGGTCCGCCGACGCCTCAGTCTGCTCGACTGCGGCAGAAGCCCCCTTAGTCCTTCCGGCGCTGGGTTCGGGGTCTCCCCCTCCCAGGATGCTGGAAATACGGTCAGCTGCTTCTGTCAAACCGATTTCGCTTGGCTGCGATTGCTCGGCCATGAATTATTACTCCTTTCGGGACGCCGTTTTCAAGCGTCGATTGAACTGCGTCACGCTTGGCTCCAAGGCCAAAACCTCGAGCTGCTGTCTGAACGCAATTACGGCGCGCACCATGTGATACGCATCGTCTCTTTTGCCCACCTCATCGGGGGCCGAAAGCATCCACTCGGCCACATAGCGCGCCTCGAGGCGCTTAAGCACCTCCTGCGCCGCTCCGTCGCGGTGGAGAGCCCCAGCTGCGCGCCAGAGCTCCTCCTGCTCATATGTAGACATCACATCACCCCTGGAGGCATCGGCATGCCAGGCATCGCCAAGGGCGGCGCCGGCTGCACTGGGAGCTGATCAGGCAACGGCCCCTGGGCCGTGCCAAACATGGTCTTAAGCTCGTTGCGCTGCCGATCGACCTCGGCCTTGATCACGGCCATGTCCACCTGCGCGCCATACTTGGCTTGGATCTCGGCCGCCTTGAGCAGCGCGTCGACGTAAAGCTTGTCGCGCTCGAGATCCGCATCGGCCGCGGCCTTCTGGCGCTCGAGCTCCTGCTTGGCCGCGTTGATCAAGATGTCAGCCTTGACCTTCTCGGCCTCGACCTGGGCCAGCAGCGTCGCCGGATCAGGCTTGTTTGCCCCCTGCGACATCTGCTGCATGAAGGCCTGCACCTCCTCGGGCTGGATCTCCTTCCAAAATGCACTTGGGTCTTGGAAGCCAGCCAATTGCGTTACCTGCGCAAGCGCACCGCGCAATTGAACCAGGTCGACGAGGGGGTTGTACGGCCCGTAGGTCTGGATGACCTCCTTCTGCTGGGCAATGATCTGCGTCAGGAAGGCCATGCGCTGCTCGTCTGAGCCACGGCCCAGCGCGATATTCACGATCATGTCCATGCCGGCGTCCCAGCCCCGCGGGTCGATCGGCACGAACTTATTGCGCAGGCGGATGATCTTGGCCTTGTCCTGGTGCTGCACGACCAGGCCCAGGAGGCCCTGGAAGCACCGCTTCAGCCCATCGGCAAAGAGGCGCGCAATCATCTCGATGCGCTCCTGGGAGCTCGACAGCTGCGCTTGAACGGCCGCGCGGGTAGTGGACTGTAGGACGTCCGCATCAAGGCCCTGGGAGGCCCTAGAAATGCCCGTGCGCTGGGTCTTAACCTCGTCCAGGTAGGCCATGACGCCGAGGGCCTGCTGGCCCACGAAGGGCTCGGCCAGGGGCTGCACCATGCCAGGCGCGCGAGCCCTGATGATGGCCCCCGTCTCTACATTCATCACGTCGGCCATGTTCACCTGGTTCTCGACCACCACCGTGCGGGGGTGGATGGACTGCGCCAGGCTGTCCAGCGTGTTCCGCATGATCGAAGACTTGATCATCTGCAGATCCATTGTCTGGTCTGCGATCGACTGCCCAAAGATCGTATGCGGCGTCGGATCCGGCGCCAGGATGGCGAAAGGCACCTTCTGCACCACTTCGCTGTGCAGGATGTAGGAGCCATTGCCCACGCTGCAGACCTTGTGCAGCTCGGCAATGCCGTCCCCATCGCGGTCAGCGCGGATGTAGCTCTCGACGTAGAAGACCTTGTCGGTCGTCTCGTCGGTGGTCTGCGTGATACCAAAGAAGCTTTGGTCCGCCGGATTGCGGATCAGCACCTCGTTGTTCATGTCGAAGCCGCCTGTGCCGGCGTTCTGCTCGATCACGTCGCGGGGATAGCCCATGGCCACCAGCTCGGAGATCGTCGCCAGCTTGCGCCGGCCGACATAGATCGCGTCGTCCAGGCTGGTCGCCTCGTTGTCAATCAAGAACTGCTCAGGCGGGATGCACTCGACCACATAGCGCGGATTGCGCTTCACGCGGCGGATGCGCAGATCGGTCTTGGCCTCGCCGGTGGTCATGTCGACCACCTCGGTCAGGCTCTCGACCTCGACCTCGGGATCCGACGTCAGAAAGGCGATTTCCTCCGGCAAAAGGCCTGAGTAGTCGTAATACTCGACCGCCTCCTCGTCGACCTTGTACCAGGTGAGCACGCCGGTCTTGCAGATCAACGCGTCCTTCATCGCATCGTGCAGGATGCGGAAGCCGGGGTTCTCCTGCATGAAAACGTAATTGATTAGGTCGGTGGCCTGCTCCGCGGCCGCAATATCCTCGGCCCCCTTCGGCACGAACTCGATCACCTTGTCGCCGCCGGTGAAGATGCGCAGCAGCGAAGGCAGCATGGCCAGGACAGTGTCCCGCACCTCGGTCAGGATGACCTGGCTGCGCCCCTCTTCCTCGTTCCCCAGGGGGTCGCCCAGGTAGTAGGCCATCGCGGCTTCGCGCTCAGGCGCGAGATAGCTGTCGATGTAGGTCTGGCTGTCGGTAATCGCCTGGAAGACGATGTATCGGAACTCCTCGTCATCCATCGGCTCGTTCTGCGGCAGCATGTAGCCGGTGGCGTCGTTGTAGACGTCACTGCCCACGGGCAGATTTACGACATCGGGGTCATACCGGCCTGGTGTAATGCCTTGAGCCATCGTCTTAGACCTTCTTCCTAACACGCCACCACTGCCAGCCCGCCTCGGACCCGACCTCGTGGCTTGGGAAAAACTCGTTCACAGCCTGCTTTACACCCTCCATGGGCAGATCGTCACCACCAATTACGCCCCCAGGCTTCAAGCGCGGCCACCAGGCCTCTAAATCAGCGATGACGTCCTCGTAACCATGGCCGGCGTCGACCCAGATGAAATCGACGCTCTCGTCTGGGAATAATCCCGCCGCCGGCACGGTCGGCATGCGCAAAACATTGGCCTTGGGATACCCAGCGCGACCGATATTGGCCAGGAAGAGCTCATAGACCTTCTCGAGCTCGGGATCCTGCTGATGCTCCGGCTCGCAAGAACCGCCCCAATGGTCCACAAAGTAAATCGCAGGCGTTTTTCCTGCGTTAAGGGCCTCGACCAGTAAAAAGCACGCCGATCGGCCCTTCCAGCACCCCAATTCCACGAAGACAGACCCGTCAGACGCCTCACGAAGGGCGTCCTTGTAGGGCTTGGTGAAGTTAAACCAGCCCTGGATCTCTTCGTAGTAGTGCTTCAACGCTTCTTCGCCTTACCAGCCTCGCTCATGGCGATCGCCAGGGCCTGCTTCTGGCTCTTCACCACCGGCCCCTTCTTAGAGCCCGAGTGCAAGGTGCCACCCTTCCACTCTTTCATGACCTGGCCCACCTTCTTATCGGCCTTCGACATCTTCTTCATGCTGCGCTCTCCATGATCTTGGCCGCGGCCTCGTCCACATCGCTCGGAATATCAGCCCGACACGCCTCTACGTGGTCGTGCGTGAACTCCATCTTCCCGATGTGCTTCACATCCTTCGACAGGTCGTGATCCACCCACACCTTGAAGCCGTGCGCCTGGGCAAGCTTGCAGAAATAGATGTCCTCGCCCACATACATGCCACCGCTCGGCAGATAGGACACGTTGAACCAGGGCTGCGGCAGCTTGCGGAAGACCTCCGTCTTCACCAGCATCGCCCCCATGCCGATCGCATCCACCTCCTCAAGGCCTTTGCGGTCGTGCGAGTAGATACACTTCAGCGTCGCGAAATCAGAAAAAGCAACGGTCTTCACCGGCAGGCGCCTGGTGGCGTAATTGCACGCCACGATGTCCTTGCCGTGCGCCACCAGCTTCTCGAGCAGGTAAGGCGGGAAGCGCATGTCGCTGTCCAGGTACAACACATAGTCCGCGCCCGACGTCAGCGCCATGCGCGCCAGCTTCGCGCGCTGGTCCGCAATCAGCGTCCCGTTGACAATATGGACGTCAAAGCGCGCCCCAACAGGCGCGGACGCATACCAACGCGCCGACATGATCGCCAGATCGTGCGCAAAACCAGTGGCAACCTCATCGCGCGCGGGAATGCAGATCGAGACATTCATCAGTACCGCTCCTCCTGGCCGCCCAACAGACCGCCGACGCCAAGACCACCGCCGGCGAGGCCAAGCAGTGGCCGCTCGCCGCGGATCATCATTCGCAGCGTGTCTTGAGGATCCTCGCCGCGCATGCGCGCCGTGTACTCGACGCGCTCATTGAACAGCTGAGGGAAGGTGCGCGTGGGCGGAGACGCCAAACCCGTCAGCTGGCCAGCACCGGCCCAGGCCGCCGCCTGCGTATCGGCCGGCGGAAGGCTGAAGCCCTGCCCCAGGCGCGCATAGAGCTGCTCGGCGGCCGCATATTCGTTATCGCGCGGCTTGCTCGCCCAGAAGGACGGGATCCCGACCGCCTCGTCCATCGTAAGGCGCCCATCGCGGAACAGCTGCTGAGGGCGGAAGGTGATCTTCTTGCCGTCAGGCGAGACCTCGCCGTAACGCTGCGCCATGGTCAAAAGCTCGCGATCCTCATCAGCCAGGTTCGCCGCGGCCTTGCCGGTCTTATTCGGCACTGAGATCGACGTCTCGAGGAACTCAGGATCGCGCGTCCGCATGCCAATGTTGCGGAAGGCATGCGTGTCGACCGTCACCGGCGTTAGGTTGCCCTGCAGGTTCTCAGAGAACGACGCCGGCTTCGGGTTCT